CCGAAAATGTCAGCCAGCTGCTTTTTGTTGGCTTCCATTGTTCATTCCACGGACAAAACCAGAGAAAGGAAACGACAGAGGCCAAAAAGCCTGTTTTTAGCACCTGTCGTTTCCTTTCTTTTTAGGGGGTGTTTTTAATAAAAACATTAAGTTACGGCGAAGAAGAACGAAAACGCCTTAAACAGGAAAATTTTCACAAATAGCGAAAACCCGCGCGCCTGACGCCCCGTAGCCTGTCAGATCGCCGGAAAGGACCCGCCAGCCAGAGCGGGCCCTAATTTCATCAACCAATCAGCTTATAGCGACCATCCCGTGCATTGCGGCGTACACGCTCAATCTTGAGGCATAGCGCCGCATCTGGCTTTTTTGGGACAGGTACGCGGCAATATTCAGAAGCGCGAGGAATATTATTTATCCAGTCGATCACTTCACTTAAATACCAGGCCTTACGCCCTTCCGTAACCTGCACACGCTCCGGGAACTCTCCACTAGCCTCAAGGTTTAGCAGTGTACGCCGACTCAGGGTTGTAATTTCCATCACCTGATTCATATCAACAAGGCGCTCGCTTAAACACATTTTGTCAGCGATAGCTTTTAATTCCTCTACAGCTGGATTCGGGTACATCATTTCGGCAATTGGCTTAAGGTCATTGTAATCATTCTGCATTGTATCCCCCTTTACACACGAGCCAGCGGCTGAACAGAAATACCTGAGCCAACAAACGCTGCAATCTTTACTGACAGTTCTTTTACAGACTCAGGCCAGTTCAGAGCATCAACATTTAAGACACCTGTCTTATAGACCTGAGCCCGTGTTTTTTTCGCGGTGTCGATTTGTACAGCGGAAACATAAACCGCTTTACCTACGCTCGAACCATCCCATACCACCAGTGCACCTGTTGCATCTTCCTGCATCAGTGGCGTAAATGCAGGAATTACCCCTTTATTAGCTGAAAATATCCCCAGCGTAGTCACCAGTGCTTCAGTGCCAGCCATGAGTTCAGTGTAATGAGTAGCCATTGCTCCCCCTTAGCCAATGCGAACGGTAACAAAACGATTGATGCGGGCCGGTATTGGCTGTGGTGCTGAATGTGTCTGCACATATTCAATAGCCGGATCACCAGGTACAATATAGTTTTTCGGTGCAAGTTCGGCTTTAGTCAGCCCCATTCGGATTAGCTCCGGATCCTGAATACCGCCATAGGCGACAATCCCCTGAAGAGCCGTATTGCCAAGCACCATCAAATCAGGATCAAGGAAATGTTTTTCTGTTCCGTCCTCGTCGGTATAACGCCCGCTGTAAACAACAATCGCAACATCGCCCATATACCCTTTAAAACTCACCGAATCACCAAGGTCTTTAAGGGCCGTTTCCAGTTCGGAATTAGAACCACGACGGGTATCCAAAGCCTCTTTTATCGCTCTGAATGAACGGTATTTCTTCCATACATTACCACCCATAATGATGATATTAGTGACGCCCTCACTAAATTCTGCGTAGCTCTCAATATCATCATTTGGATCAAAAGTTTCTTTATCCTTACTTGACCACTCAGTACCGCCAGACTGAGTGATGATATTTTGTGGTTTTATATTCCAGTCCAGCTCATAACGTTCAATACCATCGCCCTCAATGATATTTTTCCCCGTTGTGATTGCCTGAACAGCAAGCCATTCAATACGTGCACGAATAGCTTTAGCTTGATTTACAATCGCCTGTTTAACTTTAATATTACGCGCCCCAAAAGCATTGTATTGCTCAGGTGATACACCAGCAGGGCGCACAGCTAACTTATTTGGATCAATGCTGCTTTTCGGCTTCATATAGCCTGGACGAATTGTTTTTGATTCGTACCCTTCGTCACGTGAAACTTTACTACCCACCATAGGAGAACAAAACGCTGCAATTGGGATATTTGGATCGTCGATTGTATCAAGAATAATATCGCGCGATTCAAACATTACCGAGCGAGTAAAAAACAAACTGGTAAACAACGCATTTAGTTGTTTTTGTACATCTACAGCATTAACCACCTGTACAAGCTGGGTAGGCGAATATAAATCAACCATACACATCCTCTTTGCATTCATTAAAAATAATTGTGGATATATGCTATCACCAATATTTGTCATGCGAATACATGCAACCGAGTGCAATGTTGTATAAAGTTTTGGGATGACAACTTCAGCGCGGATAATTAGTGTTAATATATTCACTCCCTTTGGTCGGGATTTATGTAGCATGCCGGAAAATTTATTTTTTCCGGCCTTTTTTATTGGCAATATTTAAAACGGAATATCATCTCCCCATTGCTCATTATCTCCCACTGGTGGATGGCTTCCTTGCTGATCTGCCTATTGTTTTGCTCTGTTCAGTGCGTCAGTAGCCTGACCCTGTTGACCTTTTTTGCCGCCCGGTCGCACCGTTCGCGCACTGATTACGCTGTCTGCGATAACCTGCCAGCCCTGCCGCGTTTCACCGTTCTGTCCAGTCCACTGGCTCACCTGCATGTTACCCGCCACGCTCAGGAGTTCGCCTTTGTGATGCTTTGCCAGCGCATCGGCTTGTCTGCCAAACGCCAGCACAGATAACCACATCGTCGCCGTTCCGTCATCTGCCTGGCTGCATGGCAAAGATACCGCCATCCGTGCCAGTGTCATGGGTGTTCCCTTGCTGGTATGTTTTACCTGTGGGTCGTCCACCAGCCGCCCGTAAGCTGCTATTTGCGCCGTCATGCTGCCTGCTCTCAGGACTTAATATTGATGGTTGTCACTTCCTCCGCTTCGGCAATCTCCCGTTCGGTCAGCGTGGCAAAGTTTGCATCCGCCGTTGTCATGAATGCGCTTATCAGTTCGGGATGTGCTTTCGCGTATCCTTCCCCGGCGTTGCGGTCTATTGCCTTAATCGCCACCCTTAGCCAGTGTTCAGCCATATCAAGGGCGCGGTAATGTGGCTTTATATGTTTGTTCAGTTTTCCTGATGTGTGCATTTTTATTTTTACCCCCTCGTTTAAAAAGTTTTTTGTGCACCACCACCTTGTCTACCTTGTCTACCTGATTAGTTATCAGGCCAGTAATGGCGCGGGTTTCAGAGAGGTAGACAGCCCCAAATAGCTGTCTACCTCATCTCTACCCGTCTCCTTACCTGTCTACAAAAATGGGTAGATAAGGTAGATAACAGGTAGACAGTGAAAAATAGTTATCTACCTGCATTAATACATTGAAATAAAAGTATTTTATTTCAGTCAGGTAGACAAGGTAGATAACCATTGCCATTTTTTATAAAAACGCATCGCAATCATCAGTAGTCGTTGCGTTGGTCTGAGTGACTCCCTTAACTTTTCGCGTAATATATTCATATCCGTAAACTTTCGCCGCTGACCTCATAGCCTTTCCGAACTCATTCACGCTCAAACATTTCCCCTTTCCTGTATATGCCATGAAGGCCATATAGACACGGTAAAGGCTGTTTCTGGTCGTGTACTTCACGGTGTCACCACCACCGCCCATCATTAGCCCACGAGCTTCCTCCAGAAACTCCAGCGCCGCGCAAAGCTCAACAACCGGATCCGTTTGCTGCTTTATTGCCAGAGCTTCATCACCGTCACGCTGTTCCAGTAATAAAGCCCGTGCCTTTTCAGGGTCAGCAAAATTAGCCAGCAAGCGGCGGATAATTACGGGGATTTCTGCCGCTATCTTTTCCGGTAATTCCTTGTCTTTTTCGTCCTCCCTTACAATGTTGTCGAACCGGAAAATCACCCGACGGCGTGACACACCTCCGGCCCGTTCGGTAAAGATCATCGGGTCGTTATTGGTTGCCAGTACCACCGCCCTTATTATCGTCGTGAATCGCTTCTCATATTTCGGGTTAATTTCAACGGGATCGCCTCCCGTGATTTTCTTGATGCCCGTGCCTTCCCCCGTATATTTCGGCTGATCGGCAAGGACGATAAGACGACTCCCGACAACCTGCGCGCGCCCTCCTGCATCATCGAGTGATGTCATCTCTGCGCTTACGGTGTTCTGTTTGCCAGCAAGCAGGGTGGCAATATGAGTAAATGTGCTCTTTCCGCTTCCCCCGTCTCCGGTGGCCTCAATGAACATCTGCCAGTCGTAGCGGTTCGCCATAATCATGTATAACGCGGCACATATACGCATCATCTTGCGCGGGTCTTTTCCTGCAGCATGTTCAAGCCATTTATGGAAATTTGGCGCATTATCGCGGATGTTTTCCCCTGCTACTGGTGGCGTGTACTCAATACCATTGTGCGTGGTGCTCCAGTGCTCCGGCGAGTGCGGAGAAAATTCCCCCGTTTTCAGATTAAGCACACCATTAGTGAACGGTAGCAAATCACCGGACGGCTCCCCCATGGGGGCGGCAATAACTTTTAACGCTTCCACGGCGTTATTGATTACGCGCTTGCTGAACGTGGCCCTGTGCTCTGAATAGATCGCCACCATTTCGCGGCTCAGCTCCATTGTGCTGACCGGACACCATACCCCGCCGCGCCATACGTGGACGATTTCACTTTCTGCATGAACACAAACACCATCAAAGCGATCGGCAAGTAGTTGTGCCCGCTCACTGTCTGCCATCTGTGAAAGTTGCGCCTTTTGCTTCGTCGGAAGATTAAGCACCAGGCTTTCCCCACGCTCGCATTCCTCTTTGAGTCGCGGCAACTGGTCGGATAAATCCACTGGGCTGGTGTCAGTAATCCCCGCGTATTCGTGTACGGTCTTCACTCCAGCCACAGCCAGTAACGTAACAATCTGCGTCATGCTGTGCTCTGTGATATGTCCTGCGCGGTAAACACGCACACACTGACGATCTTCATCAATGATCCGGTAATCGGTGATGTTTTTCAGTTGCTCATCAGCCAACACGACAGGCGGCACATCGTCGGCGGCAATATGTTTACCCGCCCATTCCTGCCACTCTTTCGCATGGCTCCACGCATCACTACCTGCAAAGATGATTACCTCTGTCAGTCTGTCGCGTGGCTGTTTTTTTAAGTTCGGTGCCAGTTTCATTTTTTGCCCCTGAATGCGTTAATCATGCTTTTCATTTTCTGGATGTTTCCCCGCGCTTTTTCCCTGCTGATGGGCTTACTGCGGGGTGCGGCATATACCAGGGAAAAATCACGCCGGAACTGATAAACAGGCATCACGCAGTCATAGCTATACCCCTCACGACGGTAAGTGATGCGCCGTTCTGCCACGCCTTTAATCGTTACCGTGCCGCCGTATTTATCGCGGTAAATATCGCCGTTCATAAATTCAGGCCGAGCGGGGCCGCTGGCAATAAAGCCAGAATTTTTCATTTCCATATTATTTATTCCTCGACTTAACTCGACTTATTTGATAGCAGGGCACTATTTATTGCGTCATTGAGTTTTTCTGCTGCTTCATCAATAAGTGACAACAGGCCATAAGCAATATTTGCATCTTCATTGTCATTTATGCAATCAAGCCACATATTTAATATTGCTTTTGCTGAATTATTTAAAGTTAATGAACTTTCTGCACATGCTAACAATTTAAAAAAGACTTCCCGTTCTGTATTCATTTAATCCCCCACCAGCTTACTTTCTTCCTCAATCAAAAAACTAGCGACACTTCCCGAAAGACGCGCCAGTAGGCTCGCCAGTGCGGATATATCAGCATCTGTAATTTTGTTCGGGTATACCTCAAGAAGGCGGCAAATAATTTCTGTCTGGTGCGCACGTTCAGCGGCTTCGTGTAATGTGATTTCCTGCATTAATGCACCTCTTTTAATTCATACACTGCTGAAATAATGACTTGTGATAAGCCATATTCTGATGATTCGCTTCTCACCGCAGCAATAGCCGTCTGAACATTAACAGCCTTCACGTTCTGAGCGATACCAATTGTGTGGCCTAGTGGGTTAACCGCACGAGCAAATACACGGAAGGTTTTAAGCACGGCATACCTCCTGACGAATACGGGCGGCAAATATCATCACGCAGCCAGTTGGGGATTGTTGGCGGGCTTCCTGTTCGCTGGCGGCCTCGATGTGTATTACGCGTGGTTGTGCGGTGCTCAGGGCGATAAAACGC